GGCTGTGGCTCGTATCGACAAAAATCATCTGCTCGCCGTTGGTGCCGCTGAGAGCAGGGAATCGCCATTGCTGCACAAACGGAGATCCGGAGAACGCAGTGTAGCCGGTTGCTTCGACCGAGAAGGTGATGACGTTCTTGAAAACGATTCCGCCGATGCTTTGGTAGGCAAGGAAGTGCAGCCCGTCGATAGTCGTGGTAGACGGAGCGAAGCTTCCGAGAACGTCGAATGTCACGCTCCCCTTCGCGTACTGCCCGTCCGGGCGTCCGGGAAGGTAGAGATACGGAAGGCTCGAAAGGTCGATAGCTCCGCCCGCCGCAGGAGTTCCCATAGGCAGCGCGGGAACACGAGCCATGTTGACGGACAGCTGCCGAAGCCAGGTATCGACCTTGAGAAGCTCGCTGCGTAGCTTCGGATCGATAGCCGGTGAAAGCGCCATCGGACTGTATGCGCGAACGCTCATTTATCCTCGGCACCGTATGCCTGCTGCAAGAAGTGAAGAGAGGCAAGCCGGAACGTTTGGTCGTTGCTCGATTCTGCGATCGTAGCGCGGAACATTTCTCCATCGAAATTGTAGTCTAGCCGCGCCAGCCCGCGTTGGGCATTCTGGAACGTCTTGCTTCCTCGAGACAGCAGAGCAGCGTTTCCCTTTCGAGAATGAATCGTGACGGTAAGCGTCGCCGTTGCATCTTGCTCGATGAGTGCCCACATACGACTGACACGACCAGATGCCCCAGGCCCCCACGGGTAGATATCGCGGGTTTTGATCGAAGGAGCAATGACACCGCTGGCTCCGTCGCTCAAGTAGCCGCGGTCTTCCACAAATACCGTGCCGCTCGCCTGTCCGGTAAGCATGACAAGGCGCCCGCCGAGCTGACCGCGACAACGGCTCAAGGCTGAAACCGTAACCGGCCCCGTTACCTTGAGCTTCCCGCCCTGGTCGCGGTGCGAACTGTGATAGTGGAGATAGAGCGCCGCGGAAGGCGTCGTCGTCCCGTTAGCCGCAGATGCCGGAATGTAATCGAGCACCAAAAGCGACTCGTTGGGATAGTCGGTCAGCACCGCATATTCGAGATAGTTCGTTGCATCCCCACTCGAGGGGTACTTCAACAGCGCCGTCCAATCGATCCCTGAAGTAGCCGGGCGCACTTCGAAACCGTCCGTAACGAGAAGCCCCGCGTGCGAAAGGAAGGCAAGCAGCTGGGCGCCTCCATCAGGCGAGAAACTGGCCGCAGCGTGCGGACCCGTGATGCCAAACGACTCCGAGAGCACCTCGTAACAGCGGCCTCGGTCAAACTCAGAATCCGTCTCGCGGGGAAGATAGTTCATTCGGTAGAGCTGGGTCCGAAGCCCAACCAAGAGCTTGTTCTGCGCCCGCCGAATGCACGTTACTTCATCCGTTTCCTTCGTCTCGAAATTCACGAAGTACAGCTCGGGGAACGCATCAACGCGTCCAGGCAACGAGTAACGAATGATACTTCGATCGGACATATCGTTCGTAACCATCTGGTCTTCGAAGATATCGCCGGTCGAAGCGACGGGAGGGTTTCCGTCCGCTCCAAGAACCGCAGTCACTCCGCCAACGCTGATAGCGATAGTCCGGAAAGGAACGCCGTCGAGATTGACAGCAGATCCATCGGTTCCAGACGTGTGAATGAGCACCTGGATGTAGTCCACCGACAACGTTGAATTCCCGTCATCGGATTGCGTTCCAGCGACAGCGGCGAATGAAGAAATCAAGCGAACGGCAAAATTGGCCGAGTTCACTTCGGTGTTCGACCAAGACGACTTACCCCACTTGTTGTACCGCCCGCCAAACGTGAAAACAGCATACGGAGTGCTTCCAGCGGTAGGGATGAATTCCCAGCCGCCGCCGGTTACTCCAACGCTCCCCGGAAGGCCAAGCTGCGCGCCGTAGACACCAGGGCCGAACTGCGGATACCACGTCGGCGAGCCGGTGTTGTCGTCGGTGAGCTGAACTTTCAGAATCGGACGGGTCTGCCCAGGGATGTAATTATTGATTCGAGCAGCGACACGAACTTCAATGCCGGTGATAGTGGCGGACGGAAGAGCGAAACCGAAAGCGTCGTACTCCGCGGTAGCTCCTTCGGTCGAAGAAGTAGCATCGGCCCCGCTGTCGGTAGACGATTTGACGTTATCGATATTGCTCCATCCTGCCGCAATGTCTGTGCCCACGGTAGGAAGATTCGGTCCGTAGAGCGTTCCTTGGCCTCCAAGCGTGATCGAAGTCTGATCGATATCTGTCTCCGCAACACGGCGGAACAAATTCAGCGGAGGGGGCGGGGAATAGCCGTCCGTTTGAGGCCCCCACATGTAGACACGCCAATGGGTCGCCTCTGAATTCACAACATCGTGACGAGTGATGACAACATTGGTGTTCACGGTCGATACGTTTGCGTACCGCGGAGTGCTGATAAACGTGCTCTCTACTTCGTCCGGAGTATTCGGGTTCACAACCTCGGTAACGAGGAAGAAGTAATAGCCCGTTCCAAGCGTGGGAGGCCAAGCATTCGTCGAAGATCCTGTCGTGATTTTCGACTGAGGAAAATTGGAGATCGGGAACAGGCCATGATTGCGAACCGAAAGATCCGCCTTCACGACACGATTTCGACCAACCCCGTTCAACAGATAGTGCTTGTTGTTGTGATGGATCGCGTCGAGGCCGGTCCCCGTGCCGACACCTGTTACCAGCGACGCGAACGAACCGCTCTCGTCTGAAAAGACCGAGTAGTAGTATTCGGCACTCACGTGAGCCACGAGAATGCTCTTGGCATCGTCGAATGCGAGAACCCGCAATCCCTTGATGTTCGGGGAGCCGGTTACAGGCGTCGAATTGTAGATCGTGCGCCCTCGCACCTTGTGTAGCGCAGGATCGTCGGGCCGGTAGTAGACGTTGGCAGCCTCAGCCAGCTCGCCGGGCTGAAGGATCCCAGGATGCCGTGCTGTTACCAACCCACCGTTCAGGGGTTCGGCAACGATGTCCATAGCTAGTTATCGAGGAAGAGCGTGTCCGGGTAGCTCGATACCCGCGCACTAGCCCACTCCCGTCCGGAAATGAGCGTCACTTCACGGTCGTCCGTGTCTTCGTTGTCGTGCGCGTACGCCTGCCGGAACAACGCCTCCGCCCGTTCCTTTGTCTCACCGGTACGCGGATTCTCCGCGTCGTCGTCTCGAAGGAAGTAGTACCGCGCCAGCTCGAGCAGCGCATACTGGTACAGCTCGAGAATGTCAAGCTCGTCTCCGTCCACAGAAGGAGTAGCGATCAGACGATACCACCGAACCAGAAGCGATTCGGAGGTTGCAGGCTCCGGAAACAGCTTGATATTGAAAATCGGAGTCGCCGGATCAAAGCCTGTCGGAGTGTAGAGCGTGTAGTAACTCGGAATCTGCTGCGTGGATTGGTTCGCAAACCGCCGATCAATCTCACGAGGCGTGATGTACGTCAGACTCTTCGGATTCGTAAGAAGTCGCGCCGAATGGGGCCGCTTGACCGTAGAAGCCAGCGCGTACTCTGACGTTCCTTGCACAACCGCAATAGGAGCCGCAGCATTGTCCATGAGAAGAAATCGCCAGTCACGGCGAAGATTCCACTCTCCGATAGCGGCCTTGATTGCGTCTGCTGCCCGCGTGTCGATATCGGAATCGGCAGTCGTCGCCCCTGTAACCGAAGCGACGTAGGTTTTTCCTTGGGCGAACGTCAGGATCGCCATGTCAGGCCCCCAAAGCCACCGCTTGCTGATCCCGAAGCATCATGTACCACTCGAGAAGCTTCGGAACCGTCACGCTGTAGTGGCGGTTTTCCATAACCCACGTCTTCGCCGCCTTATTCAGATCGCGCCGCAATTCCGCGTTTTGAATCAGGATCTCGAGCTTCTCCACAAACTCATCGGGAGTGGAGTAGAGAAGTCCGGTCACACCATCTTCGATCTCACCGTGGTACGGCGCGACATCCGAAGCCAGAGTCGCCTCAAAACTCGGCGTTAGAGTGCTCTCGTACCACTTGATTGCCGACTTGCAGCGGTTGAAGATATTGTCCGCAAGAGGGCACAGATTGATGTCCACGTCGATGATCGACCGCAACGGCTTGTACGCGTCATACGGAACCCATTGGTGAAGCTCGAGCTGCTCCGCAGGAATGACGCTGTGAACCCACGGGAAAACCGTGCCCCAAATGACGAACGTAACGTCAGGATTCCGCTGTGCGACGGTCTTCAACGCATCCCGAAGCGGATACCAGTCGATCATGTGAGACATCCCGCCCTGCCAGAGAATTCGGACCTTCTTGTGCGGCTGAAGTCTCGGCTGCGGGTAGTCTTCCGGAACCACAGTATTCGGGAAGAAGTAGACCTCTTCGCACTTGTGAACCTCGCGGAAGTATTTTGCCAGCTCTTCCGACGCTACCGTGACTCCGTGCATGGAACGCGCAGTCTGATGAAGACGATTGACACGCTGAATGTTCTGCTGAATGTTGAAGTTTGCCCCCGCAGGCGGGCACGGCTCTCCATCTTCCCACAGAACAATCGTATTTCCATCGGCATCGTTTGTCGTAAGGCGGTCGCCGGGGACCAAA